ATGAAGTTAGTTCCTATAAAACCAGCTCCTCCAGTTACTAATATTTTCATAGTTGTTGCTTTCCGTATTTTATTTTATTCCATATTCTTTCAAAAAAATAATACACAATGAAACCTGTGATGTTCATATAAAGTGCATTTAAAAAGTTGTTATCTGTTACATTAACAGTTAATACTAAGAAGGAGTTTAGTATTGCTACCATCCTCCAACTGAAAGTTTTTAGTACTGTTCTTTTTTTAGTTTCTACAAACATTAATCTCTTACTATTCCTATAAGTTGATGTTCGTTAAAAAGTAAGAACTTTTCATCTCCTACTTCTACTTCGTTAGTCCCATGTGATTTTTCATACATCACAGTATCACCAACTTGTACTGTCATTGGTATTTTTTCTCCACTTTGTGAAAAGATACCTGTTCCAATCGATACAACCTCACCATAAACTTTATGTGATTGCATTGCAGATTCAGCAATAATAATACCACTTGCAGTTTTGTTTTCTTTTTTCTCGTTTGGTCTAACTAGGATTCTATCTCCTAATGGTCTGAATTTTCCTTCCATAATTATATTGTTTCGTAAAATTTGTTTTGTTCTTCTTGTCTATTTATTTGTTTTGGATGATACAATGCCCAATGTTCTTCCGCTGGGAAGTTTGAGAATGTATCATAACCCGTAATCTTTTCGTGTACTTTGTTCATCCAAGTTACATCTTCTGTATTCTTGTAAATTCGTGTTTGATAATCTGGCCAATTAACCCAACCTTTTTCGTTTACATTCCATCTCCATTTCTGAATATGTTCTTGAGTTAATCCATTTACTGTATTTACTCTTGGTACGAAAATGATATCGACTGGATTAGATTCCAATACTTCTGGTAGATATGCAATCATAACCTCATTTGGAATTTCATCTGCATCTATCTGAAAGATATAATCACCTTTACAATTTTCTTTAAGGTTATTCTTATATGATGCAAAATCCTTGTTAAGAGGAAATCCTACAACAGTATATCCATGGATTTTTTGTTTTATTTTAAGAAATTCTAAAACTTCATCAGTAACACCACCCTCATCATACTGAATTACAACCTCATCCTCTTCTCTGATATTGTTATTTAGAAAATCTAATAACTTCATTAGTTCTTCTAACTCATTATGTACTGTTATTGCGTAGCTAATCTTCATCTCTATCTTCGTTTATTTCATCTCGAATTATTTCTCTACGAGTTGATGTAGTACCTGGTTCATTGAATAATTTTCTAAGTACATCTTCTTCGAATCTAATTTCATACACATTTACTATATTATTCAATATATAAGTCCTATAATTTCCAAGAGAACGAGAATATAATTTAGAATTATTCTTAATATACGATTCAAATAAAGAACTACCATCTTTAGAAAACCTTTTTAGTAAAAGTTCTAATGCTTGGTCTGAACCTATTGGAATTCTTTTTTCTCTCAATTTACCAATAAAATTAGTAAAATCAATAGGTCTTATTGGATTAAGTTTAATCGCATGAACCTTATTATTAACAATACCAATCACAAAAATATATCTTGCATCTTCACCACTTCGGGTTGCTGGTTCTCCACCCTTATAAGTGGTAATACGATAAATATTTCTCGGTCTTATCTGAGAACGTGGTACTCTTTTTTCAGGTCTTAGAAATGCTTTATACTGTCTTGTGAACGCCATTCATTATAGTTTTTTAATCTCTGGTAATTTAAGTTCTACTTTTTGTTGTACCTTTACATACTTATCAAGTATTTCTTTTAATTTACTTGTCATATTATCTAAACTAAAGTTCTTTTTGATATTAGTTTTTAATCCTTCTGATTTCTTCAGATGTTTTTTATAGTTTTTATAAACATCAAATATTTGACCTGCTGCTTTAGAGTAATCTACATTAAACCATTTTGATTGTTCTAATAAGAATTTATTTGCTGCTGATTTATGTACTTCTTTTAACTCACCTTCTAAGTAAACTGTATTTTCTTCTGGTAAAAAATCTTTATGTCCACTCCAATTAGAAACTATGATTGGCTTACCTGTTGTTGCAAACTCTGCAAGTGGTCTACCATATCCTTCCCCTTTAGTAAACATTAAAAATGATTTTACTTTTTCATCATTATATAAATCATTTAGTTCTGATTCAGATAAATCTCCAAATACTAAATGAATAGGAGGACACTTTTCACCAAATTGTTTTGTTACTTCTTTGATTTTGTTTGATATAGCTTCTCTTTCCATTACCGAAAATCCTGCTTGTGAGGTTTTAAGAATAAGACCAGGTTGTTGTTTCTTTGGTAAATCCTTGAAAACTGTACAGAATGTTTTAATCATCATTCCTACATCTTTTCTATCTTGTCCTAAATCTCCTGCTAACCAATGTCCTACAAATAAGAAGTTAAAATCAGTATCAACTGAATCTAAAACAGATTTTGAACATTTACTATTAAATATTGTAGTATCAACTCCTTCAAATAGAACCTCAACTGGCTTTTCTAATTTTAATTCACCAATTTTTTGTTTAGTATTCTTATCAACTTGGTCATAAGATGTTTTAGATAAGACATCTTTTGTAAATTGAGATGGTGTTATTATTAAATCCATTTGATTACCTCCTTGGATAAATTCTTGAGGTGCAATCGTAGTTTCTACTCCTGCGGTAATACCAATATTATATTTACCAACTTTTCTAAATTCATTAGCAACTGAAACTTGGATGAAAATATCAGGTTGTCTATCAACTTGAGTTGCTATGTTTTCAAGTATCTTTTTTCCAAATTCTGTTTGTGGATTGATTTGGTCTTGGGGTGTATTACCCCATCTTGTTGGTACTACTTTTATATCATATCTATCCAAATCAAATAATGATTTGAGAATGTCTCTTGAATGGTCACCATAACCACTTCTTGTTGCTATTGGTGCCTGAAATACTAATAAAGGTTTACTCATTATCTTAATTTATATACGTTAAACTTTTGTTTTGGTTTCCAATTCTCAATTGCTTTAAGAATTCCATCTGCCATTTGTTTATTTTGGTTTTTAGCATTTAATCCCATTTCTCCCATGAATTCTTTTCTACCTACTAATCCACGTTTTTTTCTTTCTTCACTTGGAACATCATACCAATATTTAATTGCATCTGTAACTTCATATACATCTACCTTATCATCAATGATATAAGGAGTAGGAACTGAACCAACCATTGTTTGAACTCTTGGCCAAACTGGCTTTACCCATTCACCATGAGTTAGTTTATCTTCCCATTCTCTGTAATTGTGAAGTGAACCAATTTCTTTGTAATCTTCTGCAGTTAGATATTTACCATCTAATTTGAATCCACATTGGTCTTGTAATCCACCAGTAACATTGATGATAGCTGGAGTTCCTGTCATGATTGATTCTGCAGTTGTTAATCCAAAACCTTCGTTACCTGCTATGTTGATTGTACAATCAGATAAGTTATATAACCAATTTAATTGTTCTTGATTTACTCTATCTGTTGAGAATTTGATATCACAATCAGGTGCTATTCTTTTTTGTACTTCTATTAAGTTTGTACCATTCTGGTCAACAGGTGCAGTGTGCATTATCAAACATACCTTATCTTTATCTTCTTTTGGTAATCCATCTCTGAATTTATTAAATGCCCAAATTACATCAGATGGTTGTTTTCTTTTAATGTTTCTATTCATCCAAAATAAAACAAACTTGTAATCTTTATCACCAAGAACTTGTTTTCTAAATTCTTGAGGAACTTCTACTGGTTTGTATAAATCAGAATTGATACCATGTGGTACATAATCAACTTGCCAATCTTCTAAGGGTTTGATTGTTTCTGATTCTAATTTACCAACTCTACTTACAATACCGTATGTTTGTCTTGAGATACATCCTAACCAATCACATGATTCATAGTAATCTCTATTGTAGTGAGGGTCTGGTAAATCATCCCATATATGATAAAATAGAATTGGAATGTTTTGTCTTACCTCAGCTTCCATTTCATATAACCATCTCCAATATCTTGGGTCTGTAAAGTGTAGGATTGCATCAGGTTGATGTCTCATTATTAATTCTCTAAGAATATTTGCATCACCATATCCACTCCAAGGGATTATTTTAAGTGAAGCATCTTTAATACCACTAATCTTACGAGCATCACCACCTAAATCGATTTCTTTTCCTTTATCTGGATGATTAACTGCTGCTCCTAATTGTACCCAATCAAACTTATCCATATTTCCAAATACGAACTCTTTGGATACAGTTGCTATACCAGATGACATTCTCAAGTCATCTGAGAGTAATAAAATCTTTTTCTTTTTTGCCATTAAAATTTATTTAAAATTGAGAACCACTAGGTTGTAGTTCTTCGTAAGTATTAATTTCATTTCTAAATTCTTCTTCGTTATTGTACTTGTGTACTGAACGATTTACTAATTTTTGTAGTGTGATATTTGAATCAAACGAAATTCTTTTGAATGATGAGTAAATATCTTTAATGATTTTTACTGTTGTCAGTTTTGTATCTGCCATAACTCTCCATTTTTATTAATATATTTTAATATAAATATATACAAATATAAAAAACAGATGATTAATTCCACAAAGAACAAAGTTTTCTTTCCTTGAATTCACACCAATCACATTGCTTACCTTTGTTTGGTGGAAATACTTCTTGTATTATATCACCACCCTCTCCAAATACAGAATCTACAAAGTTAGTAAATCCTTTCCACGCTAAGTTCATTGAAGGTTTACCATTGGCAGGAACGAACTTAGATATTCTTGGTATAGGAAAATCTACACCTTCCCATAACTTTCTTTTTAGTATCTGATATTCTACTTTTATTTTATCTAAAGGTATATCGTATTTATCTGAATAAAACTTTTTATACAATAACATCTGAGAGGTTTTTACTTTATCGTTCTTTTGATATTTGTTCCAACCTCTAGTTGAAGTTTTCAAATCAATGATAATATAATCTTGTGTAGTTTTATCTTTTAGAAGTACATCAATAAAACCAATGAAATGAACACCAGGTTTAATCTCAGCGTTCAATCTCTGTTCTATTGCTACAAGTTCATATCCGGTCTTAGTATATAGTTTATCTAATTTACTTGTGAAATATGAAAGTATTGCTTTACCATCTTCAAAGAACTCACCTAACTCTTCCTTAGTACATGGGTACATACCATCTACCATCTTCTCAGATTCTTTGGTAAAATGTTCTACCATTTGTTTGTACAACATTTTTTCTAAATCTAACTGAAGTGCTTGTTTCTTTGTAACATTATACATCACATCTAAGAAGTGTTGTATTGTTTCGTGCATTGCACTACCGAAAATTGTGTGGATGTTTGCTGAGGATGTTCCTAACTTATCAATATAATTTAGTTTATATTGCTCTTGACAAGTTGAATACATACCATATTGTGAATAACTTACTCTTGCCATAATATTTTATCTTTTACTATGTAAAGATACGAAAAATAATTGAGAAATCCAAATATTTAAACCTTTAATTTCAGTTTAGTTATTTGCTTTTTTTCAATACCATACTTTTCACATATATACTTTATATTTTCCCTACCTTCTTTAGTTGCGTAAAATATTTCAAGGTATTCTAATGCTTCTTTTTTAGAAGAAGTAAACTCTTTAATTATTAGTTCTACTAACCAACCTTCATATTTAGTATCATTCTTACCTTTAGTATATTTTAGATAATGCCTGCCCTTTGGTAGTAATCCAATAAGAGCTAAGTAAAGTTGTTGAGGTTCTAATACTTGTGTATATGGTTGTATCTCAGAAAGAACTTGAATCCAATCTTTATTCATAGAAAGAAATCTATGAATCATGTAATTACTCCAAGTTTTCTTATCTCCATCATCTAAAGTTGCCCAATAGTCTGGATTTTGTTCTGAAGTAATTGCTTTTATGTGGTCAAATAGTGATTTAGCCATTACTGAATAATACTTGATTTTAATTCTTCTGGTAATAATTCCTTAAGTATCTCACCACAATCCCCACATAGATATAATTCTACTGGTATGATTGCATCTTTTGCTTGGCCTGTTGCCAATCTTGATACTTTTAAAAATTTAGTACCTTGTATAAATACTGTACCTTCACAATCTTGACAAGCCATTTCTTTTGCTTGTTTTAAATCTATCTTTGGTTGTTGTGGTTGTTGTCCTAATATATCTGCCATAATTTATTTTTTAATCGAACCATTGAGAACGATTTGTTTTTATATTTTTAATTCCTTCATCGGTGTACTTGGGATTATCCTTTTCCATCTCATCGAATCTTTCTTTTATTTTATCAAAAGCCTTCTGTTCGTTTTTCTTACCAATAGTTTCAGCTTTTTTTAATTCATCATCACTTATAGTTTTACCTTGAGATGCTTTTTCAAGTGATGCGAATCTTTTTGTATGATATGAAGAAAGTGGTTTAGTGAATTGTTTTAGATGAGCTGCTTGTCCATCAATATATTCTAAGAATCCATCAAAATCTTCTTTACCTAATTTGTTTAACTCTTCATCTGTAAGTTGGTTTTGTGGGTCAAATATCATATCTCATCTTATTTACTATGTAAATATACGAAAAATAATTTAATTATCCAAATTAAAAGTTACTTATTTTTTATATAAGTAATTATTGAATCTGCTATTATTTTATGTAATTCTTTAGTTGGGTGTCCATCATCTGTCCATTTATACCTATCATCTGCATCAAATATTAAACCCTCTCTAAGAATACCAACATTAATAATATCTGCTATGGTATTGTATATCCCACCTTTATAATGTAGTGGAACAGT